AGATGCATCAGGACAGCTTGTTCTTGGTGAAACCATGGATTTTGGAGGAGAAGGCACAGGGGGAGTCTCTTATGTAGATTGGCAAACAGGAAATAAATTAGTTATACGAACTGACGGACCTGGCGCTCCTACAGAATCTCCTTTCAATCAAAAATTTGGAGCAATTAAAAAAGACGATTCTTTTGAATTGCTAACAGGTGCAACAATATCTAGCGAAACTGATGCTAGTGGTAACTTCCCTGCAAACACAGTCTTGAAAGCGACAGGTCCTGCTACTTTTACAGGAGTGAATTATGGAGGAAGTGATGACTATTTTTATGATTGGGAAATTCCTGTTGACACAGTTCCTGCTGCAAATGTATACGTATATACTTTTAATTTAAAAAGGTCTCCAATTTCGGAAGTTACCCAAATAATTAAATCAGGCACTACTATAGACGCATCTGCTTTAACAGGTAATCTTCCAGCGCTAGGAATGTCAGGGAGTTTAATTCCTGACACAAATGCTCAATATGATTTAGGATCTGCCGAATATAAAATAAGGCATTTATATCTATCAGATAATACAATTTACTCTGATAGTGGAAATATAAAAGTAGCTCAACACCAAGCAGGAGGCGCACCAAGTACTTCTACACGACTTATTTCTACGGCAAAGTTAAAAGAAATTGCAGCGGCTTCTCCAGATTATGGGGCTTTTCAAGCAGCTATCGCAGCTCTTGAAGACAATTAAGGAGACTTAAATGGCAGCAGATTTTCCAGGTAGTCCTTCAAACGGTGATACATATGTATATAATGGTGTAACATATGTGTATAATGCCGTACTCGGAGTATGGACAATTGACGCCGGGGCTGCAGGAGGTTCTTCTTCCTATGGAGAAATATTTATAGTAAAAATTCCTGCAGACTCTATATCTGGAGGAGTTCCTCTTACAGACTCTTTTTATACTTTTGACCGAGGGCTGTCTCGAGCTACAAATTTTAATATTTTAAGAGCAAATTTTGGTGATGGGTATGAACAACGAGCTATAGATGGTACCAATTCTAAAAAAGATATGTTTGGAGCTTCTTTTTCTAATAGAACGAAAGAAGATATTAATATTATTGCAAAGTTTTTAGATGTACATCAAGCAAAAAGTTTTGATATAATCATTCCTGAGTACGATGGAAATCAAACTATAAAAGTAATATGCGAAGCGTATAATATAAAATATATGTACCATAGTTACCATTCTTTGACTGCAGAATTTAGACGAGTCTATGAACCATGAGTGTATTTGATTACTACTTTCAATTAAATAGTCCCGGGTACGTACCAGAGACCGCAGATATTTCCGACAATTATGCAATTATTGCAAAGGTTGGAGATACTATTAATGCGCAAACAGAATACACTGGAAGCGAAGGTTCTATTGTTAAAGAAATACGATATATACGATATCCGAATAGCGATGAAGAAATAAATGATCCTGATCCGGATACTCCGTGGCTAGATCATAATGAAAAAGATAAAACTTGGACTAATCAAAATTTTGATAATAATGATCACTATGCTAGATGGTATTTTTTTACGGCAGCTACTACTGGCAATACTCTAACTACTTTTGCTCAGAAATCTTTTAGAATTTTATGGCTTCCTCCTACATTTGGCTGGGATGGGGCCTCCGCTGGTACGACTATTACTACCGGAACTACTGGTAGTCTTTCTATATCAACACCAAGCTCTCTTATTCCGTATGTAACAGGTTCTTGGTCCGGTCGGACTCATCCTGATGGGTATACTTATGATACTCCTGTAGCTAGTTCAGAAACTTTTCAATGGAGAATTGTAGATGCATCAGGATCAAACACTTTAATTGATCCTACTTATTTTGTAGCTACAAGTGGACAAGTACAAATAACAGGTACTACTACTGGTGTCAATATACAGCCAACCGCATCTTGTCCTGCGGGAAAATATTATATAAGGCTGCATCATTATAATACTACTCCACAATTTGTTAATGGGACTGCTTCTGCTTCTACTACAGGAGGACAGCCTACTTTCTTGGATGAAATTGATTTTGATGTAGAAGTATATGTGCCCCCAAATAGTCCTGCAACTGGTACAGTTACAATTGATGGAAACCAAGTAGGATTTGGATTTGAATTTTCTCATACTGAAACTATTGCAGATTCAAATGGACTAGGCACTTTTGAATATCAATGGAATAGAAATGGGTATCCTATTACAGGAGCCAATGCAACTACATATACAACAGTTGCTTATGATTTAGGAACTTCTTTATCTTTAACTATTAGTTTTACAGACGGGGATGGGTACCTAGAGACAATTACTAGTAATTCTTTAGCTATTTCAGCATTTCCACCTGGGGGAGCAGATGATGAAAATACTGGTAGACCTTCGGTATATTCTCTAAGATTAACTCCTGATATTTTAAATTATCCTGATTTTTTAGTATACAAAAAAGATGTAATTAGAGTAATTTTAGAAAATGATGATGCCGATCCTTATAGAACAATAGATGTCATAAGTACAACCAACGCAGATGTTTCTCCTTTAACAGGCACAACTGTTACTTATTTTGATATTACTTTTCTCAATAGTACAGAAGAGGCAACATTTGAAGTTAAGTTCAGGTCAGATTCTAATCCTGGTTTTAGCCCCTCTCAAACTTATACTTGGACTATTAGCGGATACGTTCAAAAGGATGGCGAGTTAGAGTTAATAGAAGTAGTACAAGAGCAAGAAATTGGAGATAATTTTATTGAGTTATTTGAAATTCAATTGCCTTCAGGAAATACAGCATTTTTGTACAATGGATTCGACGATAGTTCTTTAGACAATATATATTTTCCAGATTCTATAGGATCTGTTTTAAATGAATACATAGCTATGCCTATAATGATAGAGGGAATAGATGTTAAAAGTAGCGGAGCTTCGTCAAGGCCTACCCTAACTTTAGCAAATATACCGGGAATTGCAAGAACTCTTGTAAATGATGGCGACGGTACTCGAGACGAACAACTCCTTATAAATATTTTAGAAGCGGAGGGTATTTTTACATCTCAAGATTTGGTAGGTAGTAAAGTAACTTACAGGACTACCCTATTAAAGTACACATATAATGCGAATCAAGTTCCAGAGCGCCCAACAGAATTTCCAAAAGCGTCTTTTTATGTAAATAGAGTGGCTACAGAAGCGGGGCCTTTAATGAGCCTAGAGTTGGCCAGTCCTTTAGATATGGAAGGGTTTAGACTACCCAATAGATATGTTATTGGTAAATACTGCCCTTGGAAATACCAAGGATTTTATGAAAATGGTCAAGGAGGCTGCACCTTTCCTTTAAATAGTAGAGGTAATTTATTTTTTGATGAAAATGATGAGCTGATAGTAGGTGCTGCAACACTTCCAGATTGGAGTTCTACAACTTCCTATGTAGAAGGAGATAGAGTAAAAACTATTACTGGAGCAAGTGCGGTGTATATTCCTACGATATATAGCAGTAAAGTCGTTCGAAATGCAGCTGCAGGAGATACAGATTTATATATTGCGTACAATAGAGAATGGATGGAATCTGATGATGCTGCCCAAATACTCGCAGAAATAAATAATTATTATTTAATACCTAGTACTCTAGGGTCTCCAGGACTTGTAACCAATGTTACAATTACCCCCGGCATGACGTCAGGTAACACTGTTTTAAGTTATGAGTATAAGATTACATTTGATGCTGCATTTCAAGGGCCTATATTAAAAGGTACTGAAATAAGTTTTACGGACGGGTATAATGGAGATGGATATATAAGAATTTGGGAGGCAACAAATCCAAATAAGGGTAGAAATCCTGACACCCAAAGGGGAGTTTGGAAAAGAATAGATGTTTGTGGAAAACGAGTAAACTCATGTAAGGTTAGATTCCAAGCAACTAGTGTTCCCGGAACTTTGGATAGTTATTTGCCTCTTCCTTTTGGTGGATTTATAGGAACTAATAAATTTAAATGATAGATGAAATACAAGCACACTTTGAAAGAGAGTATCCTAAAGAAGGTTGTGGAATCATAGGAATTGTTGAAGGAAAAAAAGAATGGTTTCCTTGTAAAAATATTGCTGAAAACGATCAAGATTTTATAATGTGCTCTAAAGATTACTTGAATGTAATTAAAAAAGCAGATATTTTGGGAATAGTCCATAATCACATAAATACTAGTAATGAGCCTAGTGAATCTGATATAAATGGATGTAACGCTACAGGGATACCTTACTATATTTTTGATTCAGAAATGAACTTAAATATAGTAGAGCCAACTGTGAAAGCATTTCCTTTAATAGGCAGAGAATACAAATTTGGAGTAATGGACTGTTTTGAAGCTATTCGGGATTATTTAAAAACTCAAAATATAGAGATACCTCCTAGAGCTTTATTTGAAGAAGGTTGGTGGAAGAAGAAAGATTTAAATTATTTTACCGACGAAATGGCAAAGCAATGGGGAGGAAAACCTGTAGACTCAAAAGATTTACAAATAAATGATGTTTTAATTTTTCAAATGGAGTCAGATGTACCAAATCATTGTGGAGTTTATATAGGTAAAGATATGTTTTTTCATCATGCAGTACATCGTCTTTCTTGTAGAGAATCTTTGTTCCCGAGATGGGCACCAACGATTGTAGGAATTTATAGATATGATGCGTAAAGTATATTTAGAAGGCGATATAGGAGAAAAATTCGGAAAAGAATTTACAATGGAGGCATCTTCTTTTCAAGAAGTTGTTAAATGTCTTGATTGTAATTTTCCTGAACTACGAGGATACTTAATAGATTCTGCTGAAAAAGGCATAGAATTTGTTTGCGAAGTTGAGGACACTCCTATTACTCATGAAAGTGAGCTTTTACTTCATTATGATACAGGAGCGATGACAATTCGTGCAATCCCAGTAGGCTCTGAAGGTGTAGCAAAAGCAGTTCTAGGGCTGGTTATAGTGGCTCTTTTATTTATCCCGGGAATGCAAGCATTTGGAGCGGCAGCAGGAAAAACTTTGTTCGCAACAGTAATGGCAGGAGGAGCAAGTGGTCTAGCTATAGGTACTGCTTTGGGACTTGCAGTTCTAGGCGGTTCATTATTGATGCAAGGATTAACTGAAATGATGATGCCAGACCCTGCTGTTGATAATGGAGGCGCATCAAAAGAAGATACTTATCTTTTTCAGGGAGCAGGCCAAGTAATTGTTGAAGGGGACCCTGTTCCAATTCTTTATGGCCACTTAAGAGTAGGCGGCAGGCCCATTAGTTTTCAAACTGCTAATGCGGCGGCTGTTTTTGTGCATAGAGAACCTTTAAATGCTACAACGCCAAATAATAATAACAGCAATGAAGAAGGCACAGATAACTATAATGGAAATACAGATGGAAATAATGGAGGAGGCACTGATGGAGGAGGCGATGGGATTGATACGCATCCTACCGTTCCCCCATCAGGACCTCAATGGGATCCATTGTATATTCCAGAATTTAAATAAGGTAAAGGGATAAACTTATGGCAAACGAAGCAGTGGGCCGCGGCGGCGGAGTACGCGGGGGAAATCAAAATCCTGGTAATTCCGGTAATGTAAATCAAACAGAGAGAGTATTTACTCAAACCGGATCAGGCACAACTGTACAAAATATTTCTATTACGGATGCTATTTGCGAAGGCCCTATAGCAGGTTTGGTAAATGGAACAGGGTCAATTTATTTTGACGATGTCCCCGTAAAAGACTCCAAATATCTAGGATATATTCCTCCTCAAGGAGTACTTGGATCCGCTATAGACCCAAGTACTAGGATAGCATTTTCTGCTAAAACGGGCACTTTAGGAAACGGAGCAACTTTACCAGACTATATGATTGATACTAGTACTGGTGATTATTATGCAATAGGAAAAAGCATAATTTTGTTTGATTATTTGTATCTGGATGACCTAGATATTACGTCTACGGTAAGAGACGCAAATAATCAAGTAAGAATTACTGCCACTGCCGCAGACCCCTTGAGTGGAGATATAACTAGGTGGGTTACTTTAAATGACGAAAATGCTCGAGCATTTTTAGTAGCTGGAGATGCTGGCAGTGTTATGAGTGGTCAAACCGTTGAAGCAAGCGGCAATACTTTTGTATTTGAGCCAAAAAATCCTTATGTTGCAATTTACCCTTTAAAGTACAAACTATTTATTGCTAAAAAATTCGCCCTTGCCAGTATTCCTGATAACAAAAGAGTTATAACAGAAAATGAGCCCGATCCAGGAAATTATATATTTTCTATCACAAGTTCTCTTCAATTCAATTTTCAACAAGAATCAGTCATAGAACTACCAGACGAAGTTACTATAGAAGATGCTCCAAGCTATTTGTTACCCGATGAAAAACAAGCTTGGGTAGACTACTATAATCGACAGTCTAAAGGGTGGAGAATCGGAGGTAACTTTAATAAAATAGAAGGGCTATACGCTCAGGAACGTAGAGGTTATTTAGTACAAGATCCTTTATCTGAAGTAGGAACTGTGGGAGCCTCTGTAGTTACTGAAGGGCAGCTTGGAGGACTTACAACAGATTTAAAAATATTAGAGCCTAATCCAGCTAATCACACTCAGTCAAATTATGGAAAAGATACAAATGAAGCAATAACAATTTATGATATACACGGACTTCCTAATACAGATCCAGAAAGTGGATATGTAAATAGAAATAGTTTGGTTAGTTTAGATATAACAAATCACGCTAATACAGGTCCTACAGAGATTCCCTCTAGTGCTTTTGCAAATAATGCAAAAATAAACGAAATGGATCAAATTTCGGTAATAATTACTTATCCTCAAGGACTGCATACAATGAACCAAGAGGATGGTAGTTTGCTAACTTGTTATGCTATATACAAATTTAGAATAAAATTTACAACCAATGGAGTTACAGGACCTTGGATTGATTTATTCGGAAACGCTGTCAGACACTGGGCAAGGACACGCGCCGGAATTTCTTTCGAGCATATTATAGATTTAGAAACCTTTAGACCTTTTGATACGTTCGTTTTGCAAATAGCTAGACAAACTCGAAGTGCCGGACTTCCCGTCTACGCCGGTGGAAGATCTGCAGGAAATGAAAGTGATAAAACAGACTATTATACAATTGCAGATTCAGTAATTAGTAAGATTCAGTGTATTATAAAAGATAAGTTTACTTACCCATATACAGCGCTAGTAAATACAATTTTTAGTTCCAGACAATATCAAAAAGTTCCGAGAAGAACTTATGAAATGCGAGGCATGCTTGTCAAAATTCCAGATTCTTATACTCCTCGGGAGTATTCTTATACAGGTAAAGCACAGTATGAAAATTTTTGGGGCGGTAATTTTAAAAAAGTGCTGTATTATACAGATAATCCTGCATGGTGTTTTTACGATATAGTAACAAATAATAGATATGGAGCAGGACAATATATTTCTGAGTTCGATATTGATAAATATTCATTGTATAGAATTGCTAGATATTGTGATGAATTAGTTGGAACAGGTAAAATTGCAGATTGGTACACTTTTAAAACAGGAGAGTTTTATAGAATTAAAACTACAGGAAATATACCTTGGACAAGTCTTGGTGCTCCTGATGGAAACGTAGGTACAGAATTTAGATTTATACGGCCTTCAGACGGGGCCCCCAGTACATTGGAAGGAACTGCAGAATTATTAGAGCCAAGATTTAGAATGAATGTACTTCTTACCAAACCAATGGAAATTTATAAAATATTAAAAGATATGGCAACAAATTTTGCCTCTATAATTTATTGGCTAGATGGCCAGATAAGTTTGGTTCAAGATGTTCCTAGCGACCCTGTTTATAATTTTACAAAAGCTAATGTTATTGATGGACGTTTTTCTTATGAAGGAACCCCTGAGAAAACAAAATTTAATCAGATAATTGTAACTTGGAATGACCCCGAAGCCGGCTATGAGTTAGTACCCCTACTAATAGAAGATAAATCAGATATTGCAAAAACAGGACAAATTAGAACAAAAGAAGTAGTTGCATTTGGCTGTACTTCAGAAAGTCAAGCAATACGAATGGGAAAATGGAAGTTATGGACTGCACAAAATCAAAGAGAAGTCGTTACCTTTAGTTCTTCTTTTGGAAGTGCTTTTGTGCGGCCAGGTGATGTAATAACAGTGCAAGATGGAGACCGATACGGAGTCTCATATGGAGGAAGACTTAGTAGCGGAGGAACTCTTAACTCTTTAGTTTTAGACAGAGAAATATCTTTTAATTCTGGAAGTCATTATGAAATGTACTTAGTAATTACAGAACCCGCTGCTTTTTATACAGGAGCTGCGCCCATTTCTATAAATGGAACAACTTATAATACTAATGATAGAGTACCCGAAGCTTATGTTTTTAATGGCAAAGACTATGTTTTAACAAGTTTAAACAGTGAGAGCAAGGCTTCAAATGCGTTTTCTAGCTCTACGGGGGATATACTACTTCAAATGTCTTGGCACTCGGCAACTTATGTACAAAAAGTAGATATAACTAATCCTGGCACAGTTAAAACAGCTAATATTAATTTAGCTAGTAGTTTGGATAAAGTTCCTAGAGCAAATATAATTTGGTCTATTAGAGAAATAAATTCAGACGGAGCAGAAGTGCTAGGATCTAGTAAGTTATACAAAGTCTTAGATATAGCAAGAGAGTCTAAAAATATATTTGCTATAACAGCAGTAGAACATTATAACCAAAAATTCTCAGAAATAGAAGCCGAGTATGATTTAGGAGTTATACCTCCTAGTGCATATGCAGAAAAAGAGCCGGAAATTATTCCTTCTGTTAAAAATTTACACGCGTCTTTTGAAGGCCCTCAAGCTACTCCGTTTTCGGAAATTTTATTATCTTGGGACAGGCCCGATAATGATGAATGGATTAGTCATTTTGAAATAGTACATAATGCAGACGGAACTGAATCTCCCGTAACTACAACAGAAAAGTCAGTAAACTTTCCAGGGTTTGATTAATGTCAGAAGAAATTACATTTAAAGTACGAAGTGTTTCCCATAAAGGAAACTATTCTGAATTTAAAACAGTACGAATAAATAGGGATGGACAAAAGTTCACTCTTGTAGGCCCCCGTATTCATGACGGGATGCCTAAAGGAGCTTATGCCAGTTTTAATGCAGATACAGTTAATTCTTTTAGAGCTACTGAAACTCAAAATTCTGAAGATACGGGAGGGACTCCTGTAGAAAGCAGATATAGAGGATTAATAAATTGGCCTTTTCTAAAAGATTTAATTGCACAACTATATCCCGAAGGCTGGACTCATGAAGGGGTAGTTTTAAATCCTCAACCTACCGGGGACTTTGATGAGTTTGATTATACTTTTGAAAGCTATCCGGTTAATGTGTCCGCAATAGTAAATCCTCAAAGTGCAATCACAGTATCAGAGCCTCAAGTTGTGCAACTAGACGGGGTAGTTCCGAATGATACACGAGAGCTTTATATACTATTCCAAGCTGCATTTAGAACTATTCATTTAGTTGAATGGGATAAGCATGCAATGCCTACGCTGCCTTTTTGGAGATTTATGGGCGATGGTACAAGGGCGATGGACCATAGTTCGAACTGGCTTAGTATTGGAAATGTTGCTGTAAGCACTGATGGCGTAATGGAAGGCTCGGGTTTTAGAGAGTCGTTAAAAGTTAATGATATTGTTACTTTTCCTGTTGGCGTAATTAGCGATGAATACTTAGGACTAGGAGCTAAAGTAATAGAAATCAATAGTGATAGTAAAGTTACTTTAGATCGCTCTTTTGAAACTGAGCTACAAACGCAAGCAGCATATAGAGCTGTATATCGTCCTGATTATTCTAATGACTGTGTTCTTGGACAAGTTTTTAGAGGCCCAGACGGTCCTCCTTATATTTTAAATTTTATATTAAACCGTTCTTTTATAGGTGCGGTTTCAAACTTAAATCCCCAACAACAAGCAGAAACAGGAACAAACGATGGAATTACAATAAACGGGCCAAATGCTGGAATTGATGTTGCTGGAGGAAGTATTCGAGGAGGAATGACTGACTACGGGGTAGGTACAGGTTTTTGGTTTGGTGTCGATCCAACTGATGGTCTAACAAAAGTAGCTATAGGAGATCCGCAAAACGGAGATTTTGTTACTTATGACGGCACAGATATTAACTCAAAGATGAATAATCTAGAGTTAAGAGGCTGGCTAAGAGGTCCTGAAATTTTTGTAATTGATCCTGCAGTTCACGGAGACGATACAGGTACTGTAGTTATTGCAGGAAATTTACAGGTAGATGGTACTACAACCGAAGTAAATAGTACCATTATGACCGTAGACGATAAAAATATAGTTCTTGCAGATGGAGCAGGAAATGCCGCAGCCGCTCAGGGTGGAGGTATCACACTAGATGGAGCATTTGCAGCAATTCAGTACAATATTGCTTCTTCACTTCCCGATGGTTCTGGAGGTACTGGACCTGCGTGGGAATCTAATATTCAATGGACAGTTGCAGATGGTCTATCAGTTTATGGCTCTACGCATTTAAGAGGAAATATTTTATTAGGAACTTCTTCTACGGATGTAATTACTTTTAATGGAGAAATCGAAGAGAATTTAATTCCTACCACAGCAAATAGCTATGATATAGGTAGTTCTGCTAAAAGATGGGGGGAGCTTTTTGCAAATGCTGCAGATATAGGAACCGGAGGGTTAAAAGTAGCCGGAGGCTCAAATACTCAAATTTTACAACATGATGGAACAAAATTAAGCTATATTGATTATACTCTAGAAAGCTTGACAAATGTTTCTAGCGGTGCTACTGCAAATAAATTTTTAAAGTATGATGGTACAAACTGGGGTCCTTCATCAGTAGCATTTTCTGACTTAATTAATACTCCGACAACTTTAGCAGGTTACGGCATTACGGACGCAGCTACTGCTGCCCAAGGAGCAAAAGCAGATTCTGCAGTTCAACCTGGAGACAATGTTTCTGTTTTAAATAACGATGCAAGCTATGTTACTTCAACTAGTCTCGCCACTGTAGCAACTACTGGTAATTATAGTGACTTAAATGGGACGCCAAATCTTCATGCTGTAGCAACTTCGGGGTCTTACACTGACTTAATTAATAAACCAACTATTCCTACAAAAACTAGTGATTTGACTAATGATTCCGGCTTTATTACTAGCGCACAAGTACCCACAGATGTAAGCGACCTAACAGATAATACTAGCTTACTTTTTTCTGGTAATTATAATGATTTAACAAATAAACCCACTATTCCCACAAATGTTAGTCAGCTAACAAATGATGCGGGGTATTTAACTTCCGGTAGTTTTGCAACTGTTGCTACCACAGGTAATTATAATGACTTGCAAAATTTACCTACAATTCCTACAAATAATAATCAGCTCACTAATGGGGCTGGCTACCTTACAGATGTATATACAATTAATGGAAATTCTATAGTAGGAACAGGCAATTTAAATGTTCAAGCTACTCTTGATGTCGCGGGACTTACTGACACTACAATAACAAATATTCAGCCGGGTAGCTATCTTTATTATACCGGCCCTACAAACGGGTGGATAAATGCTCAGCCAAGTATTTCTACTTTTAACGACGTAGCATATAGTCCTAATCCTCCCAATACAGATAACGAGTTATTACTTTGGGACACTACGGCAGGAGAATGGCAAAATAAAGCTTTTAGTACTTTTAATTTAGGAGATTTAGGAGATGTTTCTAATTCTAGTCCTTTTACTAATAATTTTCTAAAATGGGATGCAACAAATAGTGAGTGGGAGCCTCAAGGAATATACTCCTTTGATTTAGTAGACACTGCGCTAGGGGGTAGATCAGATGGAGATGTTTTAACTTATAGATCAATAGATAGTAAATGGATAGCACAAGCCCCTACGGGAGGAACATTAGGAAATTTAACTAATGTTGCTGCTACAGTTGATTCTGCGACCAACTTTGATGTTTTATATTATGACGGAAGTAGCTGGGCAAGCAGACAGCTTCCTTTTAGTTATTTAGATCTTACAGGAACTGCGTTTAGAAACGAAGTAGATATCGTTTTACCATACGGGCTAAACACTTCTAGTGCAACTTCTGGGCAAATTTTAGCTTGGGATGGAACTGCAAATAGTGGCGCCGGAGACTTTACTTGGGTAAATCAGCCAAGTGCAGGACAAACTCTTGCGGGGTTGACAGATGTAACTATACTTGGAGCAACTCAAGGAGATGTCCTTGTTTATGATAGTGGAAATAGTGTTTTTGAAAATGTTCCACAATCAGATTTAGAAATAGCAGAAACAGGAACTTGGACGGGTAGTATTGCCGGTAATTCTATAGGAACTCAAAAGTACGTAAAAGTAGGAAAAATGGTCCATGTTAGTGTGCAGGGAACTCCCGGGACTACTAGTGCAAGTGTTATTACAGTTACGGGCCTCCCTTTTACAATTGATGGAAAAGCAACTGCTCCTGTATATATATCAAACTCTGCTACTAGTATTTCGGGAGCTAGTATTTATGCGTATGGAATACAAGGTTTCAGTAATATATCGCTTTTCTATAATGTTGCATCAGGGTCAGCAACGGCCGTGCCCGGAACTATGTTGGGTTCTAATACTATAATTAGTTTTGGAATAACCTATCAAACTACATAAGGAGAACAAAAATGGCTTTAACAAAAGAAGTCGTAGTAGATAGAATAGAAATTGTAGAGACTCAGGATGAGTTTTTTAATGACATAATCTCTGTTCAAGTACGACAAAAAACAAAAGTTTTAGAGGACGGTATGTTACTTTCTTCCTCTTTCCATCGCTTTGTGATTCATGCAGAGGATGACTATTCTCAGCAAGATGAGAAAGTTCGCGCTGTATGTGATATTGCATTTGCCTAACTACAATATACCCCTTACAAAAATATATCTTGACAAGGCAGGTATGCTTTGTTATAATCATACCATAGAATATTTAAAAAAAGCCTTCTTAATTAAGAAGTTATCCCTCTTCCAATGAATAGATTAGTGACACTTGTTAAAAACGATACGGGACCTGATTTAACTGTAGTTATTGTCAGAAATGAGAATAATGATCGGTTTGTCACAGAGGCTTCCAATGTATTTTTAAATATTCGACGAAAAGATACTCCAGGAAATATAGTTAGTATTTCTGCGGATGATGCTAAGTCTACAGATACTCAAGGTCAATACGTTTTTAATTTAAAACCTTTTCTTACTCACGTAGACGTAAATGATGATTTTTACGAAGCAGAGGTAGAATTTGTAGTCCCATCAGGAGTAGATGAAAACAATAATCAAATAACAGACACTTACACAACTTTTGAGCAGATTACTATACAGGTGCGGGATGACTATACATGAGTGGAAAATTTCGATTCATTTCGCTAACCGACAGTTCACTATTAATACAAGATAGTAGTGACACCGGAATAGAAATAGATGATGCTTTTGGGTTTAATTTATCTTTTTTAGATATAAGAATTACCCATGAACAGCTTCTAAGATTTTTCTTGCTGTCCAATAATGCTGCTACAGAAGATTTCTTTTCGAGAATTGTTCACTATCGTAGAAAGTTTTTTGAAGAAATACCCGCAGAAGATACGGTCAAACTCGCGGTAGCTTTAGCAACAGAATTTGAAGAATTATTTTTAGAAGATGAAGATTTTGAGTATTTTCATCTAATGAGGCGCTTGCCCCAAGATAATGTATTATTTAATGAATCTGTTGTAACCCCACGAATCAAAACTCAAAATGAACTTTTATTTACCGCAGAACGAGTAAGCAAGCGATTACCTGATTTAATAGCTCGTCATGCAACAAAAGATGAAAAATCAGATTTTGATTTTATTGTAGAATTTTTTAATGAACAGTTAGACCTAATTCATATACAAAATCGTATACCTAAAGAAATTGCAGAACTTGTTGAAGTTTTTAATGTATATAGATTTCAAAGTCTTAGAGAAAGAGTATTTACAGAAGAAGTAGTTACTCGTGCCCGAGGAATAGTAGCAAAACATGAAACTCAACTTGCGGATCCTTTTGGAGATGGTTCTGTTCCACAGAAACCTGGACTGGATCATATTGTAGAGTTTCTTGATGAGAGAATAGAAACTTTAAGAATAAAAGCGCCTATACAACAAGGTTCGCAAACTATAGAAGAATTTTTAATAGCTAGAAAACTTGATCCAACTGATCGAGTTTTTACTGCAGTACAGGAAGCATTAAATCTTCATAAAGTCATAAATGGAAATCCAAATATACCGTCTCAAGACATTGCGTATATACAAACAAAAAGAGATACTGTAAATAGACTTTTAAACTACGTTAAATTTACTCATATAGTAAAAACTATTAAAGAGGTCACAAAACTTAGCGATACAACTTTAAATGTTGCACTTGCACAAATTGAAAGAGATCAAGTCTATAATGAAGATAAATCTAAGTGGTTATGGAAACACAATGCGAAGCATGAAACACAAATAAATAAAACGGATCCTGATTTCATAGTTGAAGTAAATGCTCAACGAGATCCTGCAAATGCTCCTAATAATTTTGTATCTTTTTTCACCAATAAAAACTTTGCTGATGATATAGGAGAACTGAACGAAACATTATTAAATATAGCTAACTCTTCTTTTTTACGAGACAAAGTATTTCAAGAAGAAAATCTTTCTTGGCTATGGAAACATGATGCAAAACATAGCACAAATACTAGTGGAAAATCCGGGTTAGATTTTGTAGTAGAGGTAAATGCTCAACGAGACCCCGCAAATCTTCTTAATAATTTTGTATCCTTCTTTAGCGTAAAAGGATTCAATGATGACATAGGAGAAGCTAACGATTTACTCTTAAATGTATCTAAGTCTTCTGTTGCGCAAGATTTAATTAAAACTGAAGCAAAGCCTTCAAAGTTCTTTAAAAATTATCATAGTACAATTAAACTTCTTGCTTCCGGAAAAACTACAGAAGGCCGAGAAGGACATACAGCGGATGACGTCTATGAAGAAGATGCAAGAACTCTAAAGCCGGGGCTCGGAAAGAAAGAAATTGTTAGTGCCAGAGAATTAGTTTTGTCTGGCATGAGTAACCAAATATTTAGAGAGCTAGTAGATTTTGAACAAATAAATAAGCGCACACTAGAAATTAATAAAACAGTTCCAGTAGAATTTGTAACAGATTTTCAATATAGCGGATCAGATGCACGAGCGCCTG